TTAGTCTGCCAGATACTCTAGGGTCTAAGAGTCCTTGCATAACTTTTGAACTCATCGGTCTTTTTGAACCCATAATACCCAAGCCCAAAGGACCTCCTCTGTTTTGCAACAACATTCCCCACGGACCGACTTTTCTAAACAACGCTTCTATGCCTGCTCGTTGTCCTAAAGCTTTACCAAGTCCCATAGGTCCTTGGTCCCTGAACGCTTTATACATTCCAAGACCTTGCCTAGCTTGTGGATTAGACACAATGCCCATCATAAGCATACGTTTGGCAAAGTCTCTTTTAAATTTTTTATCTGCGTCGCGAATCGCTTGAACAGCTGCTGAAGGCTCTTCCTCTTCTGTTACCATAACCGAACCACCTGTTTGATAACCTTTATACCCAGAAGCATACGCAGCTCTTGCTTGTTTTGCAGCTTGAGCTTTGGTTGGATAAACCTTTCCAGATTTACCCCACTTGTATCCTCCTTTTACTTTTTGTATCGGCATTATAAAGAAATAGTTGTTGAGCCGTTTGTAGCGACTGTTAATGTTCCAACAGAACCCGTAGCTTCAAGTCCTACCGGTGTTCGTGTTGATAGATCTTGCCACTGACTGCCTGTGTAAACTTGTAAAACATCTTTTGACAAGTTCCATATTACATCGCCAGTTGCAAATTTATTTTGTCCTATCTGTACATCAGTATATTGCGGAGTTGCTGTAGGATCAAATTTACCTAGGTTTATCTCTAAAATACGCACCATTCTGTTGTACAAAGCAGCGTCTACAGCGCTTGAAGCAAGAGGCAGTCTACTGTTTAAAAGTTTTGCCACTAGCGTTTACCATCTGGTCTAATGTCAAACCGAGTGCTACCAAGCCTCCAACCTACTCCTGTGTTTCCAGGCACGTTATCGTCGTCAGATTCTAACCTTAAAACAGCTTGTCTTCCTCTCAAACGAGTGTCTATTTTTGTTGTAGAACTTGTAACCGAAGAAGTGCTGGAAGTAGTCAAGTTTTCTCCAGGATAGTTTCTGTGTTTTAAAACAAAGTTTAGTGCTTGGCTTGTGCCACCACTGCCTGTAAATTTAACGTCCGGTATTATGCTTCTAACAAAAGATATAAACTGTCCGTCATCAATGTCAAAGTCACTGGACTCTATATACACATTATCCATAGGAGAACCGTCTGCGTCGTTTCCATGTTCATGCTCATACAAATAACCGTTTGATGTGGCTCTTGGTTTAGTAAATATTCCATCGTCTATCCAAGCTGTTCTTGATAACGCACCTATGGACCACACTTGCTCTAAATAGTTGTACATAACATAACGATCAATTTCTGTGCTATCCGTAGAAACATAAAACCAACCAACCTCGTTAAACTCGCGATTAGTAATTGCAAATGTTTTAAAGGCTTGCGACGCGTTGTATCCATCCAATACAAAATTTAAAACAAAGCAAGGCACTCTTGAAACAGCGCCGTCGTACTTGTAAAAACCGTCTCTTGCCATCCAATATATACCGTCTGGTGCGTTTATAACCGCGTTTGGAGAAATCAAACCAATGTTTTCGTTGATTAAATTAACGCCAAAGGTAAATGGAGGGCCTACAAACTGCATAGAATACAAAGACGTATCTGTCCAAACCAATATTTCTTGACGAGCTCGTAAGCCTCCTACAATTTGTGAACCTGAAGACAAACGTATTGACCCCGCTGTGTTCGTGCTTAACGGCTCCCATTGAGCAGCGTTCTCTTGATCGCTAAACGCAATTAACAAAGGATCGGATGTGCCGCTTCTTGCTGAACCCTCTATTGGGTCTGCTCCTAAAACTATAACGTGTCTGTCTATGTCACTGACTATGGTTTGCAGTCCAACCGTAGGCGCTAGGTTTGCTCCTGACAAAGCTGTAATGTTTACTGCTCTTGTAGATGTGCCGGTGTTTTCAACCCAATAGTAAATGCCTCCCCCTCTAGGATTCAACAAAAGATCTTCGCCAAACGCATCGTGTGACCAAAGCCTTAATTGATTTGTTCCAGAAACAGCAGTGGCACTGCCAAAAGCACCTGCGCTCCAAGCGCCAACACCCCAACCTGTAGAAGAAACATAAACATCCAGCCCTACGTTAATTTGATAAGCACCTACCGTGCTTGATCCACCGTTTCCTGAATCACTTGCGTTTGCTAAAACGGTTGCGCCAGAAGTGTCTTTCGCTTCAATGGTGTAACTATTCGCGTTTACAATGGTTGCTATTTGATATTCTTGGTTTAAAACATTGGCAACAATATTGCCTCCCAAACTGGCCGCACCACTAAATGTTACAAAATCATTTTGTACTGCGCCGTGTGCTGTATCGCTTACTGTTATCGTCGCATCATCATTCGCAACTTTTGCAAACGTAACGTCCCCAGCAGAAGTTGTTGCTCGTATTGGTGTTATATCGTTGTAAGAGTTGCCGTCCGACACATAATATTTCCATGTCGTGCCCAATCCCAACCATCTTGTAGAGTCTAAAGAAACCCAAGCCAATAGCGCTCTGCCTGTACCTAAAAAAGTGGAAGAAATTTCTTTTACCCAACCGCCTATCTTTTCAGGCAGTCCTTTACGAAAACGAATTAGATTAGAGTCAAACCATCCACCTTCATTAGAATAGTCTGTGCCTTCTTTATTTATTCCCGGTCTAAAATTATATTTACTATAAGGCATATTATTTTTTAACTAAACTTCCTCCAAAATACATTCCAATTATAGCCGATACTAAGTTCGTATCTAACTGTGTTATTACCAATCCTTGAAATGTAATCCATTCAAAGACCTCTCTTCCTTCTTTAAAAAACCAAAACCCTGGGTTCCAATTCGTATATCCAACCGTTACATCTACATCCGGATAAAATACTGCAACCAATTTTGGTAGCAACACGATTGCAAAGATAGAGGCCAAAGCAATGATTCTTCGTGTCCATGCAAAACCTTTGTCCTTTAGTCCGTGGTCCAAGGATTGTTTACGAGCTTTCATTTCAAACTCACCCCTTGTTATAAGAAGCTTTTGCTCTTCGGCTTTTGCCTTACGGCTTTGTGCCCATATACTCAGTAAACTACTCAACAAAGTTGAGCCAAGCATGGTGATTATCTCAAACGGAAAGCCCACTTCATACTTTAGGTTTGGAACTATTTGTATAGAGTCCGAACCAAGCGGCCCCAGCGCCTACAACAATTGATATTAACCCCGATTGTTCAAAACTGGGTTCGGGCAAATCCATAAACCAAAAGGTTGTGTAGTACAAAAGATACATATACACACCTAAAAATGCTCTCGGTATAATTCTCCAAGAGTCTATGGCTTGTGCGACAAAGATAAACTTTTGATAAGGGTTGTCGTTCTTCTCGTCTTCTAAAGTTCTTATTTTATCTTTAAGCGCAGAGTTCTCTTGAAGCATCTCCATAAACTTAGACAAGTCCATTTCAACTTCGTTGCGAGACATGTCGCCACCGAATCTACTGCTTGGATGATATTGATCGTCGCCCATATCAGTTTGCCAATGGATTGTCGTTCATGTTTTTTAAACTGCGTACATCGTCATACATAGAATCAACGCTTGCATTGATACCAGCAACGCTTGTTTGCAACGCAACAATGTCGTCTTTAATAGGAGACAAGTCTTCTGTTTCTATGTTTAACGATTTAATTTGTTCGCCAACCGCAACCACTTGTTTGTCCATAACCGCAACTTCGTCAGCAAGCGCATCTATTTCGTTAATGTAACGAGCCATCTTAGATTCTAAATTAGTAATTCTATTAACATAACCCGCACCTGTATAACCGAAACCAGCCAAGGTACTGACAATACCAGCAAGGGCTATGAGTTGAGTTGTTTTATTTTGAAACCAATCCATTTTTCCTCCTAATAATATTTAGTAACTTTTCTTCTGTCGTCCATCACTGCGCCACAAGCTTTTGCAATTCCTGATTTTACAAGGCCTCCCTTTTTCATTTGCTTAACCGCTGAGTCTTTAAGTGCTTTAGCGGTTGGAGCGCCTTTAGAGCCCGGTGCTCTCATTTTTTCACCGGAACCCGCTTTTATTCTTTTTCTTTTAGCGTGGATGTTATCCCACAATCCTCTTTTTGATTTTGCCATATCAACATTTCCATCTTCTTCTAGCAGCTTTGCCTCTTTTGCCCGTCCATCCTTTTGACCGAGCACAAAAAGACTTACGTCGTTTTGCGGCTTTGCTGCCTCTTTTAACTTTCCCTGTAACCGCGGTCTTTAACTTTGATCCAGGATTCTTTTTTCTATAGGCTTTGACTCCTTTTTTAGTCATGCCCGCGCCCTTTTTAGTAGGACGGTAGTTCGCACCTTTTCCTTTCGTGGTGCGCCTTATTGCTTTAGTCTTTTTTCTTTTTGCCGCCATGCGTTTTTTGAACACCAAAACTAGCGTAAAGACTTGCGCCTTTATGCGGTTTATATTTGCCCGTATGTTTCATTAACTTAGGGGCCCCTCTTTTTTGTTTCATCCAATGAAACCCTTTTGGTGCTTTTACTTTCATAATTGTGGTTGCATGTCCATTAAATCTTTTATTCCAGTCAAACTTTGACCATATAGCCCAACAAAAGCAGAGTTATTGTCCGGTATGGATACATTACCATAAATTGCTTTCGGTGTGTACCAGTTGGACGCATCGTCAAGCGTTACTTGCCTGTACGCATTAAACCCTGGAACATAGCCCATGTAGGCAACAAGTTGACTGGAATCGGCATATTCTCCGGTTTCCTGTTGTTCTTGTTCTATTTCTTCTTGCTGGGTTTTTATGTTTTGTGCCACGATTTGATTGGCAATTTGGTCGGCTTCACTTTCCACTGTGTTTTCCGAAACAGCCGTATCTATTTGGCTTTGCATGTCTTGCGTTTCGCTGGTTGTGTTTTGTCCTCCCGCAACAACAATCTCTACAGAACCCGTGGTTGCACTTTCTGAAGATCCTCCTGTGTCACTAACACTTGTGGTATCAGAAGAAACAGTTGTTGAGCTGTCCGTGGTCCCCGGTCCTTGGTCCGCCGTTGTCGTTCCTTGGTCTATGGTTTCTGTTCCGCTAAAAGAAGAAGCGCTTACATCGGAGGCACTCATGGACAGTATTTCTTGAGTTTGTTGAGCGGAACTTGCCACTTGAGCAGAGATACTGGGCGAACTGTCAATGCTTATTGTGCCTCCAGAAACTGAAGAACTTACAGCGGAACTTTGAGAACTGGCGGTTACTCCACCAGAGGCAACAGAGTTTCCCGTGGAATGCGACGATGTTCCAGCAGTTGTACCACTGACGCTGTTGCTTGCGGCCCGAATGGTGTTGGCTACAACATTTAGTTGTTCTGCTCTTTTGTTGTCTTTTTTGTCTTCGTTCTCCGCGACAACAGTTTCGATATTCTCATCTCGATCTTGTATCTCTTCCTCAACTGTTTCTGCATCCTCCAGTTCTCCAACTTCATCTTCAACCGATTCAGCAAGTTCTTCTTCGTGTTCAATCCATTCCTCCAATTCTTCTATGGTTTCAAATTCTAAAAACTCTATTGGCTCTTCTTCAATATAGTCTTCTATGTGTTCTTCGTGTTCAAAGTGATCTAATAACAAGTCTTCTAATACAGGCAGATCGTAGTCTGTTTCATAATATTCTTCTACCAACAATATTTCTTCATATAACTCTTCTATATAAGGCGCTTCTTCGATATAACTTAACGGAATAAAAACTTCTTCCGGCAACGCGTCAAATTCTTCTACAAAAGGTTCAAGATATTCTTCTTCAAATAAAATGTATTCTTCTTCAAAATATAATGTTTCTTCGTAATAAAGCTCTTCTTCAAAGTAGTGATCTTCCTCTATCCCCTGTAACTCAGCAGTGTATACAAACTCTTCTTCAAAGTAGTAATCTTCTTCGTAATACGATTCAGTGTATCCATACATGTCTTCTTCATAATCATCGTACCCATACATATCTTCTTCGTAATAGGTATTTTGTTCAAAAGTCTCAACCATGTATCCCGGACACGCAGGCGAATATTGAGCGTCATACGAACACTCATAATCAAATAAATCGTCCCAATAGTTAGGGCACTGAGTAGAATACAGTCCATCTAAATCACACTGTTGAGTTAAGTACGCTGCTTCATATCCTGAACAAGCGGTGTTATTCAAGGGGTTACTGCAATCCAAAGCATTGCCAGAACCTAGACCATATAAGCTACCCCCATTTTCTAATAATGTATTAAATGAAGTGTTATTCCAATCGGTATTAACGCAAGTGCCAACAACATTTGTAGTTCCTACACCACACTCATCGTGAAACAAATAGGTGTAAGTTTGTTGCGATGTGCCTTGTTCCCCGATTAATACGTCGTGGTTTATTATGTCCAGCCCACCGTATCGAAACTCAAAGCTGTCGTCTGACTTCCACAATATGACTTCAAAACTATTGTCAGAACCACTGCGGTTGTATTCTCGTAGGTTGTACCATCCAAAGACAGTTTTATCTGTAAAGTTCCTAGCAAGAACACTGGAGCCGTTGTCTCGTATAAAATCAGTCCAGAAAGGATATAAGGTGTATGTAATTTCAGGTAGTGGGTCAGGTGTGTAGTCATTACAGTAACCGCTTGAACCTGATTTCCAGAAGTGAAGGCAACCATTAGTTGCCATCTTTGCCATAGTAAAGTCTTGT